ACATCACCAGTATAAGCATCAGCTTCAGTTATAACTGCTTTAGTGTTCATAGTAAAGCCTGACACTTCACCTGCTTTAAATGCTTGCATTTGCTCTTGAACCTTTTTTGACTCTAAAGCTTCTTGCAAGATATTTTTCACAGAACCTTGTGATGCTCCACTACCAAGACGATTTTGGCTTTTTTCGATAGCTTCTAAACGCTCTTTGTTACCTGAAATTAAAGCTTCGATATTCTTTATTTCAGATTTAGTAGCTTCATCAGCTTCGCCCGCAGATTTTACCTGCTCTTGTAATTTATCGTAACGGTTCTCGAGGTCGCTTTTAAGCACATCCATGTGGCTCTTTACCGACTCAAGTCCTTCAGATATAGTTTTTTCTAAGTCCATTGCTTGAACTCCTTTTCGATTTTTAGGTTTGAATTGAAATCATCAAACAGCTTAATGATAAGTTCGGCTTCATCTTCTTTTGGAGTGACTTGAGTCGGCTCTTTAGAAATAAGTGAACTTCTTAATATTTCCTCAAGATGCTTGATTTGTTTTTCAATAAGCATGTATGTTTCATCGGAATAATCTCCCGAGTAAAACGCTTTTGAAAGTTCTTTATATTTATCTACTTGGTCCTTGACGTTACCCTTCATCATGCCACCAGTACTAAGTTCATTAGCACCCCAAGTAACTGTCGACCCTTCCCACATTTTAGCTTCTTTTACCATGTAACAGTCATCAGCACTGTCATATTCTCTCTGTACAAAGTTTATACCAACAGAGTGCTCTGTTAATACTTTATCACGATACAGCTTAAGTACATCAGTGCCAAGCTGTGTATCAGCTATCATTGTACGAAAATACAATCCTTTTTTGTCCTCCATTAAAGCCATCGGCTTACCGAGCACTTGTAATGGGTCATGCTGATATAAGTGCATGATTCGGTTCTTTCCAGCAGGCCCATTCTCACGAATTGTCTTTTCATAACAGCCCTTCAGCATAACGTCACCATCTGAATCTTTGTAATCAAATACGGAATAGTATCCCTCAACGACTCTTCTGTCGACGTCAACGCCTTTTATTTCTGCATTAGTATTTTTAGTTATCCAAGGTAAGTTCATGGTTTTATCCTGCCTTTGTTCTTCAAGTTGTATATTTCTGTCATGGCTACTACAAGCCATAAAATAAGTTTCACCATCCATTGAGTGTGTATGAGTTCCAGTACATCCTAAAAACTCCGCGTATTCTTCAGCCTCTTCTCTTGTTCTAAAATAGGCTAGTTGTGGCTCTTTGTTTCTCCTTTCTTCGTGATGAGCTTTTGAGGATTGAGGATGGCCTGATGGTAACAAATCAGTATCGTGCTTGCCACTTCTAAATCTGCCATTACGCAAACAGTAAAGGAAGCTGTTCACCCTGGCCATTGCCCACTGCTGTGCGCTTGATACATTTGGCCTAACCGATTGAGGATTTGTACGATATGCTCCTATACCTCTATCGTAAACTTTTTTTAGTGTTCCTGCCGTAGTTCTTTTTGAGGCAACATCTCCTACTTTTTCATTGTGCTCTTTTGCTTTATCTCTCAGGGTGTCCATAACACCCTTTGTTTCTTCAGCTTCTCTTTGCTCTTTTTCTTCTAGGTATTCAAGGTCAGTTTTATTTTTTTCTTCGTCAATTTCTTTTGATTTTTTTATAGCCCACTCAATACCCGATGTTCCTCCCCAAGCATCCCACATTAAACCACCACAACCCTCGTCATAAGGAACGTCTTTGTTTTGTTGATGCCTTTTAAATGATGCCATTCTTTTTACAGTTCGCTCGCTCAAACTCTCTCTGTTTGCGAGTTGATTTGCTCTTTGCCAACCTACTGGAGTACCGCAACCCTTGGGATTCCCCGATTCTTCTCGGTACTTTAAAGCCTTTTTCGCATTGTTAGAGGCTGATTGTGGGTAATCGTTATAGCTCATAGATGTAATGGTTTGCAACAAAGATAGGTATTTTTTACACCATTTAACAATTCCGTATATTTATTTGGTAGTAAACTAATTTTTAGTTATGGATAAAGTAATATACAGAGTACAAGAACAGCTTGATAATAACTGGGTTGTCGATAAAAGCGATATTCAGTTACTATTGATGTTTGCTATTTGTTACTGGAAGCAAGTAAGTGAATCTCATTAGCTAGTTGATTTTGTCGGGTGTTTTTTTGCTCCCTCCGATGAATGGATTGTCGAAGGTGGCTTTCTGCGCTTTTTATCCAAAACATTTTATGCTTCAAACAGATAACCCGAACCTTAGCTTTTGCAAGCTCAAGCCCTGCCTTTAAGTCACTCATTCGATAGTCCTCCCACTTAGTAGAATCAAACTTTATAGTATTTGTGTGAAATGCGCTTACCCCCGTGCCTGGCACGTCTATTTGGTAGTCTGCATCAACAGTTCGCAAGCATTGATAAGTATGATGGCCAGTATAGTAAGGTAAATTTAGCCCTTTAAGCTTTCTACCGTGAAAAGTTAGCCACGTGTTCGGGTATTTTTTTAAACCCTTTAGAACTGTTTCTACATAGTCAGGTGGGTAAATAATGTCATCATCGCACGACAAATAAATACCGTTGCTTTTTGGTAACCAAAAGAATTTAGCATTGTCTGTGTAATCGCAACCAGTAAAAACTTGCACGTTGCTTCCAGTTATTTCAGGCAGATAATCGTTTCCATAAACTCGGACAACATCTACCTGAAAACGCAAGCTGTCAATCACCTTTTGCAGGGTATCTTTTCTTGCTTTTATCGTGGCTAGATTTGCAGTTATCATAATACGGCAACAATATCTGTACGCATTTTAGTTATTGTATATCCGCCTCGTTTTAGCTTTGCGACAACGTTCTTTATATCACGCTCTTTTGACAATTCATTGGATTCGAATATAATTTTATTAGGCTTTATGCTTACTGTATCCAAAAAGTCGTTAAGAATTACTGAATCATGTCCTTCTGTGTCAATTTTTAAGCAGGTAATTTTTTTAATTTTATGCTTTGTAAGCAGGTCTTTTATCCTCATAACCTTTACGACAGACTTGGTAATATATTTTTTGCCCTCTTCTCCAAACTTATTAATGATTAGTTTCTCTATTGTTGGATGTGGCCTTCCGATAGAATTACAACCTCTTGCCCAATTAGGAAGTCCTAGTTCCTCTATTACAGACGGCTCTAAATAATAAACATACGTTTCGCCAGTATAATTACTTATAGCTACGTTTTCTTTCAAGCATGGTGGCAATCTATCAAAATACGGCTTGACTGGTTCTACATACAGTCCATTCGCTACACCAGCTTCTGTTCTAAAGTCGCTTGTGCCTATTTCAACTATCATTGTTATTGCCTAGTCTTTTATCTATCAGCAGAACTAAGTCAGTTTTGGTGGCTACAAAGTAAAGCATGAGTATCAAAGTTATCTGCCAATCATATAACAGTGATAACAATACACATAATATTCCCGACAAAATTCCTAGTTTGTTCATTGGCTTATAAGTGGTTGTATCTTTCTTAATTCGGGGTGCATCTTGCTTTCGTGCTCCCCGTGATAACATAACGATTTTTGTGGAATATACATCGGTATGAATTTTTTGTAATACCTCCTGCTTTGAGTTAGTCCTACACCACTGCTTGCTCCTGGCCTTCTAAATCTAAACATACTTATAAAATCCTGCTTATAATCAATAGCCTCTAGTGTTTTTCTGTTGGTAAAATATCCGCAGTCAGTATAGCTTACACGAATAGATGGCACTCCTGCAATATCTGCTTTGTGATGTTTTACTGGTGTCCAACAAGGTGGCCTTCCATCATTCAAAAGATTGTATGTGTATTTTCCGTGAACATTGCTGTGTATATGTTTTATTTTAACATGTTCCACATTTAAAAAATCGTCAGGTAAAAATAAAAAAAAGTCGTCATCTGACTGCTTGCATATCTCAAAAGCATACTGCCAATTAAGATAATATTGCTCTCTGCCCTTGTGTCGCAACCGATGAAAAAAACACTTCCCTACGAATGGCATACAGTCGAAGTCGGAACCGTCATCAATTACGTATGGCTTCTCAGGGCATTGCTCGATTACTTTCTCGAGCATATCAGGTCTGTTATAGCTAAATATCAGAATCATCTAGCATTCCTGCTATACCAAAGCCTAGCCCAATATCAAAGCCTGCATCAAAAATCTCTTCGGGTATTATAGGTTCGTATGTTAATGTGCATCGGCAGTTAATTGTGTTGCCCGGACTTGCTTGTGACGAATCTCCAGGATATTGCATAAGCTCACCACTAACATTAAAAAAGCCTTCTGCATCTGCGCTTCGGCCACTCATACTCCAATGGTCAAAGAACTCTCCCTTTAATCCTCTTGTTCTATCATCCATTGTTGATAGCCACTTTTTTATTGTTGGCACACCACTTTCCTGCGCTCCTATGAGGCTACCTGCATTCGAGGCTGATACCATCTCTGTTCTGCCTATCAGCATTCCCCTCTGCCTTGAAAAACCGTAGTCGTTTCTCAATGTTTTTGCAAATTCAGGAATGGGCGTTCCTGCTTGTAATGCTTTTACAACTTGCTTGCGTATTCTCTTGCGAGTAGTTTTAGATACGTTTACAATCTTGTTTGTTGTGTCGCTACTTCGAAGCCATCTTCTAACCAAAGCCCTCCAATCTGTCTTGGCCTTTCTAGTTGTCTTTACGAGCTTGTCGTATGTTTCTTTTGCAAACATAGGCATTACACGACCGTAAACTTCTTCATAAGCAAGTTGTATAGGCTCATCTGTTACAACACCCTCGAGGTCAAAGTCAATCGAGTTTGTTCTTTCAACCTCGTCAAGATATTGCTCTAGTTGAATATTTAAAGCCTTCGTATATACTTTTTGAGCAAAAGGTTCTAAGGCTCTTCGCTTGGCATCTATGGTTTTCCATTCAATATAATTTTGCAGAATCTTAGTTTTATTGTTGCTTCTATATGAGTCGTAACATATAGCTATTGCCTGCTCGTTTGGTGTTCCTTCATCAAGCAGAAATCGAACGCAACGATTCATAAAGTCGCCACGTGGCTCGTCCCTATTTGGTTTTGGAATCGGCATAAAAAAAACTGACCCCTTTCAAAGAGTCAGTTAAATTAACTAAGATGGAATTATGTTGTAAGAAGCTCGTTCAAAACTTGCATAAATTGCTCAATATCCTCGGTTGATAACCAACCCATAACAAGTGCAGTTGTTAGCATTATAGCCACGATATTACGGAGCGTAAATGCTTCAAGAATTTCGTTTTTAGTTTCGTTCCATTGACCGTTGAGAACAGCCTTGACAGCCTTCCCCAAGAATTGGTTTGGCAATGGCAGGATGTCGAGCGCTCCGTGCAACACTTGCCCTGCTTTGTTTTTCCCTTCGGCAGTTTGTGATATGATACGTACAAGTTTTGAATCCTTTAGTTTTTTCATTTAATATACTCCGCTATGGCATTTACTAAGGCACTTGAACCTAAACCCGCACCAGTTGCCCATGCAATCACCTTCTGTTTGAATTTTTGTAACTCAGCTATGCTTTCTGTATTTTGAGTTACTTTTTTGACAAGCCCCTCTTGCCCAAAATCGTTACCGACTAGAGCCTCTTTAATCTCTTGAACGTCTTTTGCTAATACTTCAATCATAGCCTCTAGTTTTTGTATATCGTATTTTGCTTGTTTTAATTCGCTATCCATAATAGTGCCATATTACGCTTTGTGGTTTGTCTTTGTCAATATCAGCGTGAATAAAATTTTCTCCTATTCCAATTCTATTTATACCAACCGACAAAAGTGCATTTAAAATCTTATATCTCTCCGAGCTATTAGAAACCCCAAGGTCGATAGCAACTCCCTTTGTATGGCTACTAGTGCCATCTCTGCCTTGTTCCTTTTCGTAAATTTCGCTTCTAAAGCCCGATGTCACTATGAAGGGCAACATTGCTACTTGTCGTGCAATATCGAGCTTCTTCATAAAAGTTTGGTCCATATCTTGCAACTTGCAAGGTGGATTGCACGTATCGAAATCTCTTTGAGAAAAATATCTAAGCTCCATATTCACTTTTCAATAGCTTTATTTCTTCATCCGATAGCTCTGTGCTACCTTCGGGGACTAGATTCATTGGAATATAACGGTTATCATCACCTAATGGTTCGTAGCCCATCTCCTTTCTTTTTTCATCAGCTGTTAACCACCATGCACTATTTAACCAGCTGACCATAGTTTCTCGGTCTTGGCTAAGAGCATCTATTGCTTGAACATCAAAGTCAAGATGATACTGCTTGCCAGTTGCTTCATTAAAGGCAGGAACGATACTTCTGTTCATCTCTGCAAAGTCTCTTGAAAGCTCAGGTATAACATTATCAAGATATAATTGTTTACGACTCTCTTGTTTGTTTGCGTGTGTCTTATTGTCAGGGTCATTAAGCAATTCACTAGGATAGTTATAGACATTGCATATATCTCGCTGTGTCATTTTCCCTGCTTCAATAATCTCTAAATCGACTGGTGGAACACCAAACTTTTCGAATCCAAGTTTCACGCTTGAAACCAACCAGTTCTTATAGTTGTCAGGGCCTTGCATCTGTCTTAGATATTGCTCCAGCTGGCTACGTTGCATCGGTGTTAATTGTTCTAGGTCAGGGTCGGTTGGATATACAACACCTGATGCGCCACCGTTCTTCAGAGCTTTGCTTAATGCTTGGTCACCATCATTCCCTAACCGTACAGACCTTCTCGCTGCTTTCAATGGGCTCATTCCGTATAGGTGCGAACCGACTGCATCATAATCAGGGTTCCAATACTTCCAGTGCATCACAGTATCAGGGTCAAGTTTGTGGCCATCATGACCGTACATATCGATTATATATCCCTCGACCAAACTCTCATAAGTAGGGTTAGCTACTATCTTTGTAAACTGAGAAGGCATAACCCACATCTCACCAAAAGTACCGTCGCCTAACTGAATAAAATGTGAGTAAGCATTTCCAGTAATAAGTTGAAATCCTTTCATATTCTCGTACCACTCAGGATAGCCTTGTAATGGATTTGGATTATTTATCAGCTTATAAAGTGGGTCTTGTTCATCTTCAATGACTTCAAATGCCTCTTCTTTTAGTTCTAACAGATTATTAAGATTGGCTTTTGTTGCTTGTACGTGATTTGCTTTCTGAAGCTGTTTATATTTCAAAGCCTTCTTCTCATTAACTACAATATGCACAACTGGTGGTACTGCCGAGCCTGCCTTTGTAATACCATTTATAACCGAATATACGTCAGGGTTTAGTTCATACCCATCGTTTATGTAAGCATTTTGAGTGTCATCTATACTGATAGGCAATCCACGATGAAACCTAAACAGCTGTTTATTTAATTCGTTTACGATTCTATCACTCGGTGCTTTTGTTGTGCGAAAAGGCAGTAGGTCGGATAATCTCATAGCATATATTTGAGTTGCAACAAAATTAACGATTTTTTACATAGTATGAAACATATAAAAAAAGCCACACCACTGTCAAGTAGTATGGCTTATTTCTACTAAGTATGATAGGAATCAACTAAACGCTCTTTTGTAAATATTCTGATATTGTTTATCGTACATAAGTCTTTCCTTGTGAGTATCGTAATAATGCAAAATAGATGAATGGTGCATCTTAAACAACTCAGCTAGTTCTGAGCAACTTAATTCACACCAATAACAAAACAATGAACGTATTCGAACGTAATGTTCTTCTCTGCTACGATTAAAAAGCTCATCAGGCTCAACTTCAATCTTTTTGCAGAATATATTTACAGCCTCATAGTGCCTGCCAAGGTTAATAGCATCTACGTTCTCTTCGTGCCTTAAAAAGGCTAGCAATATCTTGCTCATTACATCTTTCTCATTTCTATATCCTCAAGCTCCTCGGAGTACATTCTAATAATCCTTCGAGCATCGTTAAATGCAACGATTATACCACAGTAATACTCCTTGTTTATAGCCTTTTTATGCAGAGCTTCTGCGTTCTTTAAATGAGCCTCAAAGCAAAGGTCAATACACTCTAATAAATGCTCCTTGTTCTCTTTGTACAGCTTTAAAAGGTCACTTGATTGTTTAGATAAAAACGCATTCACTATTTTTTCCATAATAGTCCTTAAAAATTAAAGTTAATATTATCCTTGTAGTGGGTAAAGAATACTAATAATTGATTCATCACCACGTAGTTTTTTGTATTTTTTTAATCGGCTATCAGCAACATCCTTCTTTCTGCCTTCGTAACCAACGTGCTCTCTATCAGGCTCATCGACTTCAACTACCCCAAGAAACTCAGGCTTGTTTCCACTCATAGAAAAGAACTCTTTATACCATCCTCTATGATTGTTGTCTTGCTCATATAAAGTAATATGGCAGTTTTCATCTAAGTATTTTTTTCTTTGTTCAGTCATTATTAGTAGTATTTATGGGTGGCCGAAGCCACCCTAGTTAATGTTATAGGTATCTTTGTCTTATGCAAAAGTCATCGTGGTTTGCAATAGCATTAGAAATCTTTTCAGCAAGCAAGGAGCTTGCATCTTGTGTGGATGTAGAATATAAAATCCACTTCCAGTAGCTATCTTTTTTGCAACCTGCCTTTTTTGCAAATCTCCAATCTTTGCCAATATAAACAACAGCAATCCAAGAGCAATCAAGATATCTGTTGTCAGGGTTGCTTTTATGCTCCTCAACAATAGTGTCAAGGTTTTGAACGAGTTCGTTTATTTCTCTTATTTTATCCATCTTAGTATTGTTTTTAGTTATAGTTCAATATCCCAAACGTACATTTTAGCTTCATACAAGGTTGCAAAAAGTTGTTCATATTGCTCTTCCTCATATCTTGCAAAAACATCTGCATCAGGATGGCTTACTACCCACTTGCATTGACCCTCGATTGTAATATCGAGGTAGATTTCAAAACCGTTTGTTAGTTGGTAGTGGCCTTTGTTTATTTTTTTCATCTTAGTAGTTCCTTTATTGTTTACCTAAGGATAAATAAACTTTAGATAGCTTGCAAATAATTTTTTAATTTTTTTTTTAATTTTTATCAAAAGCTACGTGCTTCTCATCTGTGGCATAGATACTAATGTGATTTTTTTCAGCCATTAGTGGCTTTCTTTTTAGCATACGTTCAAAAGACTCGGCACTACCTAGAATAATTCTTGTCATTTCTGGCCTACTTTTGACAAAGCTTTTTAGCTTTTTGTGTTGCTCTTCTGTTTCACAAAACCAAACAGCATAGCTTATTGCATCCTTGGCCTGACCCCATCCACTAAGGAAGGTGTCAGTACCCATTACAAAGTATTTTAGTTTTTGCTTTTGCTCCTCTGTTCTTCTATCCTCAATCATTTTATTCCACCTCTGTTCT